ATTGTTCCACTTGAACTTATATTACCTGATGATGTTATATGAGTTAATCCAGAAAGTTGTGTTGCACCATCACCGACTATATTTCCATTTGCTGTTATGTCACCTGTTACAGTTAATGAACCTAAAGTACCTACTGAAGTTATATTAGGTTGTGCTACCGAACCTAATGTTCCTATTAGCCCATTATTTGCTCTTATTTCTTGGGCAATTATATTTCCACTTGAACTTATATTGCCTGATGATGTTATGTGACCTGGAATACCATCAGTAGTTAAGCCATCTTGCACATTCAGATTTCCCCAAACTTTTAATGTTCCATCTGGTGTAGCATTTTGTGTTCCATCGGTTGTTGGAAATGTACTAGAACCACTACCTACCGAAAGATAATCTCTAAAAAAATTCAAATTATTATCGCCTACTTTCTGCATTTTATGTATAATTGAATTAGCAGAATTAAATTGATATAAAACATCTTGACTTTGTGCATTAACCTTTATATAACCAGGGGCAATAGTTAGATATTCTTTAGAATTAGCATGGAGCTTAATAATATCATCACCAATTTCCATCCACTCCATTGCGGATTCTCCTGTACCATCTAGTTTATTTCTAAAGTATATTGATTGTTGGTTTGTAGATGGTGTTATTGCTGAACCAGGGGCCATTACTAGTCCGGTTGAGTAAAGCTTTCCACTTGCACTTATATTTCCTGAGGCTGTTATGTTGCCTACTACATTGAAATTTATAGCAAAGCTCGCTGTTTCAGCATAAGAAGATGAAATCTCTTGTGTTATTTCATGAGATGCAGAAAGAGGTGTATATAAAGAACCTGTACCATCGTACATTAATCCATCGTCACCTACTGTTAATACTCTCTTATAAGTATCTTGTATATTTTGACCTGTTAAATCGTTTGCCATTTATAACCATTTTTAATTTTTTCTTTCAAGAATTTTTAATACTCCCCCAATAATTTTATCAGGATTATTAATTTCTTTATCTTTTAAGTAAGTACCTACTATATTATTTAATTTATTACGCTTAAAAGTAATATTACTTATATTAATGTCTTCTTTTATTAGTAATTTAAATAAATTTATAACGTGTTGTTTTTCAGTAGTTGTTATTTGTTTTTTATCTCCTTTAACATCAACTTTAACCTTTGCTTCCACAATAGGTTTTTTAGTTGTTTGAGATTTTACTTCAACAGTTACTTTCTTACTAGTATCTACTTCAAATTCACTTTTCCATGGTGTAAAAAAAGTATCTTCCGCAATTACTTCAAGTCTTATGTTACCTGATGTATTTTCGTCTATGAGTCCTTTTAATTTTCTAATAGGAATTTCACATTTACCTGATTTAGAAATTGTACCATTAAATAATAATGAATATTCAGGAGTTTCTACTACTAATCTTGCTTTAGATTTTTTTAAACTTGCCCCTTGTAGTGATATACTACATTCAAATAATTCTGTTTTGTCTGTAAATAATTTATACATAATTTACTTTAACAATTGTTTGATGTGTGTAATTGATTAGCTGTGTCTAATTTACAATTTAACATGTTTTGATAATTACCTCCTCCTGTTCCTTGAAGAGCTGCTGTCCATTGTGTTATTTTCCCATTTAAGAAATTACAAGGATTATTATGGATAGATACTGTGTTAGTAAAAGTTGATGTCCAGTTTGCATGATTTGACCAAGCAGCTGGGTTACAAGAACCTGCTGATGTGGATGAACAATTATTATAACAAGCCCCACTAGGACCACCAAATCCTGAAGTCCAATTACAACATTTACTACATGGTGTATTAGCAGGTAAATTGATATATGTTCTAGGAAAAGAGGAACAACCAGAATTTGTACTTTGTACCCCCATAACAAAACTAGGTACATTTAGTAATGGATAACTTGAAGATACCCCACCTGTAATTTGGATTACATCCCCTTTTTGAGGACAAACACCATTCACCTTATGGTAAAAAAGTCCCCCTGAATGGTAACCATTACTACAATTTCTTACAGACATTTGACAACAGCTATTTGAGCTACTAGCTCCTGAAACAGCTGTTACAGGTGTTTGTTCAGTCATCAATTCTTTAATTGATTCTTTTATTATATTTCTTAATTCTGATTTTTTCATAATTTTTATTTGTTATAAATATTAAATAGATACGTTTTCAGCTATCATTTCTGCACCTAATATTTCTTTAACCACGATTCTTATATCTTTTGCTTTGATTTTATATTGTTTAATTTCTCTTTTTTTAGATTCTGTTATTGTATCGCCGTGGACTTTTAATATTAATTTTATAAATTTATTTTTCTTTTCTTCATTCCATTGGGGCCATTCTTCTTCACCTGCTGCTAATATTAATTGGACATCATCCCATGTAAATTTATTTGAATTCCATAAAAAATTAGCTTTATCCCATGTAATAAGTCCCATTTATTATAAAATTGTAAAGTTGTAGTTTGCTGATCCCCCCTCAGCGATTGACTCCTCAGTACCATTTATTAACATTGGAGTTATAACACAACTACCATCAGATACACTACTTACATGCAAACTTATAAATCTACCTGCATCGTTTTCATATGAAGAGTGATTTACTAATACTATACTATTTGCTGTTATAACAGCATTAGAAATAGTCATAGATTCTGTAGAAAATATTTTTCCTTCATCCATTCTTGGTAAAGAACTTAATGATAAATTAAAGGATCTTTTAAGTGTTGATGTTGAACTTGCATTATCCCAAGCTGCACTAAACTCCTCACTATTAGCAGTAACTACTATCCCTTCAGAAGCTGATATAGCTTTATTAAAAATTGTAAAGCTTGAGAATGTGGCAGTTGATCCGTTTAAATTTCCAGAAAGTGATATTTGAGAACCTGATATACTTGAGGAGTATGTAGTATTTCCAATAGATGTACCTCCTGTAGTTGCAAATTTTGCTCCTTGAACATTATCTGCAAATAATGAGAAACCATTATTAAAAAATCTTATTCCTGTATTTTCATCTCCGGCGCGTTCTATTCTACTAGCTACTTCAACTCTACCAAATGAACCTGTTGATGTAGCGCTTCCACTTATATGACCCGAAGCTGAAATATTACCTGCTGAATATATGTGTCCACTTGCGCTTATAAAACTACCTGATATGTTTGTTATTGTTGCATTTTCTCCTTGAAATTCTCCACTGGAAGTAATTGTTATGTTACCCTGTGTAACATTTAAAGAACCTGACACTTCTAAAGATTTACCAATTCTAAATGTTGTTCCTACTTTCATAGAATCTATTCCATTTCCTGGTAAATAAAGTTTTTTAAATGTCATTGATTCTATTTCAGCTGCTGAAGCACTAAGAGTACCTTGTATAATTTGAGTATCTGTTTCTCCTAAATTAAAAGATGAATCTATTAAATTTTTATATTGACCTTCTGTTGGTATATCTCCTTGTTCGTAATATGTTTTTAATACTGCTTTTGTTTTAATTGTCATTATTTTATTATTTTACTATGATACCATAAAATCAGTCCCAATATCATTACTACCTATTCCTCCTCCTATGGTTATTTGGTTTGTTTGTCCTATTATTTGGAATCCTATTCCATCTCCTGTTTGGGTTATATTTTGTGATGATTTTGAGCTTCTTACTTCTTCTCTTGTTTTTTTAATTTTTGGATCTGGTGAAGAAATTATTTCTGAACCAAAAGATACAATAGATTTACTATAAGTTTTTAATGTATTTTCGCTTGCTAATTTTTTATTTAAACTATCAGGTACTAAATATCCTTGAATATTTAAACCAAAATTAGTTTTTACAATTCTATTATCTCCTTGAGCAACTTCTGTTGTATTATTATACGTATCTATTTTTGCATTAAATTTAAATCTTTCAGCATCCCCCCAATAGGAATCTGAAGTATAGTTGATCATTTCAATTAATTTATTCATTTGTGCTACATAATCTGTCCATATTGTACATGTATATTGTAAAGTGATATAATCAGGAATTACAACTGCAAATTTTTCTTTTTGTGGTTTCCTTCCTTGTAATACTGAAAAATTATCATATCTATTTCTGGTTGTATATTTCTCTTGGAATGTATAAAATAATTGAGGGTTATTTGCGTCTAATTTATTACCTAAATCTCTTCTTTTTTCAACACTATCCCTTTTAAACATAATAAGAGGCACTTGAAGTTTACCTTCTTTATCTCTAAAATATCCATCTTTTTGAACACCTTTCCACCTTTCAGGTGAACCATAAATTATGGGAACTGGTGTTCTATCTCCATTTATAATAACTGATGGTTTAATAACATTATTAAAATAATACATTATTGCTTCATCATGATCTTGTAAACCAATTGAAACATCTTGTACTATATCATCTTTACGTGAAGTATGAGTACCTCTATTTGAACTAGCTCTGTTATCTGGGTTTGGAAATGATTCAACAGGAAATCCTTGAGATTCTCCTTGAGTATTTGCTCTTTGAGGAAATACTTCTGGATCTGTACGAAAATTAGCTGTTAGATTATTTCTTAATCTATCATAACTATCAGCTGGGATTGGTTTTCTAGGGTTTATGTCTTTTCTATCTGCCATTTTTAACTATTTGCATTATCATCTGTAAATAAAGTTGTTGTAGGATATGCTCCTCCCCTTAAAGGTATTAAGTTTAATTTTTCTACTCTAGACATATGAGTATTAAGTATAATAGAAAAACTACCTCCATGTTCTATAGTTTCTGTTGATAAAGCATAATCTGGATCTCTTCCCATAAATAACTGGTTTTCTGATTTACTGTCTGCTTCAAAAAAATTATTCCTAAAAAGTAATATGTCTCCTACTTGAGGTACTAAATTTATAGTTTGGAGTTCATTTTTTAAAAATCTAAATTCAATGTTTTGATTAATGTCAGAGCCAAAATCATCAGACGACCATGCTTCATCTTGTCTATCGATTAAACACGCGATTTTCATGGGCTCATAATACACTTTACCCATAGACTCACCATAAACATTACTAGTTGTTTGTTCTAAAGCAAACTTGTAATATGCAACTTCTGTTTGGATAATATCCTTTAAAAGCTCACTGTTTATTGTGTGAAATAAATTTATATCTCTACTTTTTCCAAATAAGGCCATTATAGTCTTTTTAAAGTTTCTGGTTTAAATTTAAATGATTTAACACCTGGTACTCTTAAATCTGTTTTAGATCTATCTGATGTTAATATATCTTGTTTTATTTTTTCCATATCTTGTTTAGCATCTCCTCTTGTTATAAACTTAATTGATACTAAAGTATATTCAGCGTCTGTAGGTTGTTCATATTCAGGAGGTGTTAAATTTCTTACAATTGTAATTTTTTGTATAGCTCTAATCTGATCTAACACATCTGTGATATTAAAATCTCTATCCGTTAACATATAAGCATCTACTTGATATGTATTTAAGATTTCTGATAATATGTTAGTTAATTTAATCATTAATGTATATAAATTTGGTAAGGATCATTTATTTGTTTTCCTGTTTGTTCTGCTGAAGCTTCATCTGATAATCTTGTTCTTTGAGAAAGTGTTGTAGTTGCATCTAAATCTTCTCTTAATTGAATAATTAATGCCTCTTTTTCAGCAGCTGCTTCACTTAATAATCTACTATAATCTAAAGTAGTATCATCTCCAGGAATGGGAATTGTTTGATATTTACCTCTAATACCTCCTAACATTTCTTTACATGTAGCTAAACAATATTTTCTAATCCATTGTCTACCTGGTGAATTAATAAACTCATATGTAGGTCTTTTATAAGGGACATTAGACATGTCTGTGATAGTATTTCTTGGACTAGGTACATTATCATCTCCTGTATCACCTGTACCTACTCCTGAGGTTAAATCAGTAGAGCTAGCTGCCATAGTGTATTCGAACCAAAGGGTGTAATCACTTGTAGGAATAGGAAATAATTTTAAATGTTTTCCTGCATTTAATTCAAAATGATATGCTGATTTTCTTATTTTATCATTCATTTCAATTGCTTGTAATTTTAAAGCATCAAAATACATAGGCATTAACATAAAGTTAACACCAGGTGAATAATTACCAAATCCAAAAGTTTGCATTAATGATTGAATTCCTGTACCTGTACCTGCGTAGGGATCAAAATATCTATTAATAGCTGCTGGTTGGTAATGATATATTTTTTTAACTGTAATTCTTTTACCTAAGGATAATATTTGAGATCCTGAAGCTTCAAAAGATAATCCTGAACTACCTCCTGTAAAGGCAGCGGATGCAGTAACACCAATTAAACTACTTGATATAGTTGTATTTCCTCCTGTTCCTTCTGTCTTTTGTGTTAAAGTGAGAAAAAAGGCCCCTGAAGAACTTAATGAAGAACTAATAGTAAGTGAATTTGCATGGGGTCCATTTTCTATAGTTGATATAAATGAATCAATACTAGATGATAAATGTCCAACTGCTGCACTTCCTTGTTGGCCTGGGATAGAATCATCTAAACTTAAACCTAAAGAAGTACCTGCATAACTACCTGTAATAAAATTACCAACACTTGCACTTGCGTGTAAATATCTACGATATTCTCCTGATCCTGTAACCATAATACCATCTTGAGATCCTGTCATTGCTCTATAATGTACTGTTGTTCCATTTGTGTCTGTAATGATTATTGATGAAGAATGTGTAAGTTGACCAAAAGAGGAGCCTCCCCATTCTAAAGTTGTAGAAGCATATGCTGGAGTACTTGATAATAAATTGTATTTTTGTTGTCCTCTTTTTACATCAATAGAAGCAGAATATAATTTAGAATTAGTTAAATTATATGTTGTACCTGATCCTCCTCCTCCACCCCCACTACCCCCTGCAGAAGTACCATAAACAGAAGATACATCAATTTGATTTAATCCATCTTCATGTACTGAACCTGTGCTAAATCCTTTAATTCTTTCTAAATTATTTATAATTTGAAACTGATAAACTTGAGCACCATATTCAGTTACTGCTTCTTCAAATGCTGTAAAAAAATTTTCTTGTTGTAATTCAACATCTACAAGGGGAAATCCTAATCTTTGTGCACACCATTTTGCTATATTAGGTGCATCTGATTGGAAATGCGTATCATTATCATAAAAACCAAACGCTGTTGGATTTTGTGTTATATCAAATGTTGATGAGCCGTCCCAAATAGGTATATTTGCCATTTTTTATTGAATTAGGTTGTTCTATTATAAATATGAAAAAATTTTGGAAGAGGGTATATTATATAGGGGAATAAAAAAGGACCGCTAATGCGGTCCTCTTTAAATTTAAATACAAGTTATTCTTAGT